TCAGTAGGGAATCGGTTCCGCCGTGAAGGCGGGCACGGTCTGCCCCAGAACCATGACGGCGGAACGGCCGCTGATCAGGATCGAGCCGAGCAGCGCACCGACAGTGTTGCCGCGCCCTTCCTGACGATGCTTGCCGGTAAGCCCCATTTCGCGGCCGTTGACAGTCACGCTCTTGAACTCGACCTCGAACTTGCCCGACTTGCCGCCGATGGCGCGGCCGGTCTTCCAGGAAATCATGCCGGTCACCGGCGAACCGCGCGGAATGACGACGGCACCGTTTTCGACGACGTCGCCGACGGTGGCGAAGCGGAACGTCTGCCCGACTTCGATATGCTTGCTGGAGATTTCCTCGAGCGGCGTGACGTTCACCATGGTGCTGGCCGGCATCAGCTTGCCCTGCATCGGCTGGCCATAGATGTTGACCGGCACCGCGGCTTCGATCGCGGCGACGGTGGAACGCGTCTGCGCGGTGGCCGGAGCCGCCACGAGACAGGCGATGACGCCCAAAGTAATATGCTTCATGAAATTGCCCCCGTTTATTGGCATCCGGCGAATACCCGGATTCCGTTACCCGGAGGTCAACGCGACGGGGGAAACGCGCGCTTACAGGAATGTAATCCGCCGCCCGAAAGGGCCGGTGGTGCCGGCTACAGGATTCGAACCCGTGGCCCCCTGATTACAAATCAGGTGCCTACGCATACCGCTCGATACTAATCAGGTGGTGATAAGTCCAGATTTCCCCGGAAACGGCGGAATGCCGGGGCAAATTACTTACCGACGCTTACCGGAGTATCATTGCATATTACCACTTACTGACTTACTATCGCACTTACCAGAAGGGGTTTGAGCGATGGCTAGCGCACGATTGACGAAGACGGTTGTTGAGGCGGTGGAGACGAGGCCGGACAAGCCAAAGAGCGACGTCTATCTTTGGGATGGCGGCAAGGGGTCCGTCTCGGGGTTCGGCTTTAAGCTGACGCCTGCCGGAGGCCGCTCGTTCGTTTTCCAGTATCGACTTCGCGGCGCGAAGGCGGATCGCCGCTATAAGATCGGCAAGTTCGGCGACTGGACCGTCGAGACTGCCCGGGAACGGGCCAAGGAGCTGCGCCGCATGGTGGACGCGGGCACTGACCCCCTCGACCACGATAAGGCTCAGGTGAAGCTCGCAGAGCGCGCCAAGAGGGATGCAGTCGATCGAGCCTTCGGGGTGGTCGCGGATCGCTGGCTGGAGGAGTACAAGACCGAGCGCAGGCAAAAGGGCGCGCGCAAGGGCAGGGTGCGCAGCGATTCCACGATCCAAATGGTCGAGACGGCAACCTCGTTCCTCAAGAAGCAGTTCGGCGGCCAGCGCATCGACGAGATCGAAGATATCGAGATCAATTCCGCAATCGGCAAAATCCCCGCCGCGCAGGCAGCCACCCGGCGCAACACCTTCGCCAGCGCCCGCATCCTTTGGGGGTGGGCTCAGCGCGAACGCTTGCTGGCCGATAACCCATTCGACCGCCTTGAAGCGCCAGCCGCCCCGCAGAGCCGCGAGCGCATTCTGGCCGACGATGAGATGGTCGTATTCTGGCGCGCATCCCGCAAGATGCCTTACCCGTTCGGCCCCGCCTTTCGGTTGCTGGCCCTTACCGGGCAGCGCCGCGATGAGGTGATGGAAATGGAATGGTCGGAACTCGACAAGTCCGCCCGCACATGGACCATTCCGGGGAGCCGCACAAAGAACGGCTTACCTCACCTCGTTCCGCTTTCCGATGCCGCCATGGACGAGTTCACAGCCCTCGCTTCTAAGTGTGCTTGGCCCGCTAAGGGCCTCATCTTCACGACAACAGGCAAGACGGCAGTGTCGGGGCATTCCGGCGCCAAGCGGCGGCTCGATGCCGCAATGCTAGTCGCCGGGAAGGAAATGGGTAGAGAATCCGTGGCAGCGTGGCGGATCCATGATTTGCGGCGCACCGTTGCCACCGGATTCCAAAAGCTGGGGGTGCGATTTGAAGTGACGGAGGCCGTGATGAACCACGTTTCCGGCTCGCGCGGCGGCATCGCAGGCATCTACCAGCGTCACGGCTGGGCGGATGAAAAGAGGGCAGCGCTGACGGCGTGGGCCGATCACCTCACCGGCCTCACGCGGCCTAAGCCGGTCAAGGACGAGGCAACGCAACAGGCAGGGTAGCCCGATCAACCCAATCCCCGACGATGATGTAAGGCTTTTCCCTGCCGTTCTTGGTGGTGCGACGCTCCACCTTGAGGGCCTTATTCAAGACCCATGTGCGCAGCAGGGACTTGATGCGGGGTTTGTCGGTATCGACGCTCAGGCTCAACACTTCTGCGACCACCAGACCCGCCCAGTCCTTTGCCTGGACGTTCTCCGCGTACTCGCCCGAACTGATCGCGCACTGCACCTCGTAAAGGTCGCGGGCGGAGAGGCCGTCGAACGGATCGGGCGGTGACCATGCCGCAGCGGCGCCGACGCTATCGCCTGCGCGGTGCGTGCTGTCCCCATTCCCAAGATCGACCGAGGCCTTGCGGAACCACCAAGCGCTTTCTGGTGGGGCGCGGTTGGGCTTGTCGTCGTCCACGCGAACAAGCCTGCGCTGCTCGGCGCGATCATTGATCCCGAAGCGTTCAGCTTCTTCCGACGACATTGAGTTGAGCACGAGTGTGGAGCGCGCGACGTTGATTAGCGCAACTGCACCGCGACTGTCTTCCGCCCTTGCCTCCCGGCCGCCCATTTTCTTGGTGTGGTGCACCAGTACGATCGAGGTTTTGGTTTCCGAGGCCAGCCGCTTCCACCGCTTCGCCACCTTGTCGATCTTGGAGTTATCGTTTTCCGGGACCTCATGGCTGGATACGAAAGGGTCTACGATCAGGACATCAATCTTGCGCGCCTCGATTTCGGCTTTCATTGCCTCGTAAACCGGCTCGATCACTCGAAATCCAGCGCCGTCCTCGACGGCGGTGCAAAGGCGCTGGTCAAGGCCGCTATCGACATAGAGGCGGGAGCCACAGTCCTCAGGGCCTACGCCATGAAGGATCGCCGCTGCTGTCACCTGCCGGTCCATCTCGTCGCGGTCGTCCTCAAGGTTCCACAGCCATGCTTTGCAGGCCCCCTCGGGTAATGCTTTGCCTAGGAACTCTTGGCCGCTGGCAAGGGAGAGGGCGATAGCGGAGGTGAATGTGGATTTACCCACACCGCCGGGGGCCACGACTGCGGTAATCTCACCGCGCAGAAGCCAGTACCCGAACAGCCACCGCCGCGCCGGAATCGCGGCCGGATCGGGCCACATGAACGGGGTGGCATGGAAGTCGCAGGGGGGGAGGGTCTGCCCAATGTTGGGCGCACCCCACTGCGGAGCAACCTCGATCGAATCCGGCCCGAAGCCAGGGTCTTGAGGGTCGTAATAATTCACGCCGAAGCTCTCCCCATCAACTCGGCATTGAAGTCCTTGCCACTCGTCGGGAAAAACGAGCGACTTATGATCCCGAGCGATCGGAAAGCTGACACCGCCGTATCCGCACTAGTGCGCCCTGCGTCGTCCGCGTCGCCGCCCACAGCGATCCGGCCCACGATCGAAGGGAAGCGCATCTTGGGCATGTTGCCCGCGCCAGCGGCGACCCAGACGGCGATGCCGTGCTGTTGCTGCAAGGTCAGGCCATCTTCCAGCCCCTCGCACACCATGAGATCATAGGCGGCCGGGGCGAGGCGGATAGCGCCGCCGGAGATTCGGCCCAGCGAGAGCTTCGGCTTGCGGACGTTGGCCTTTCCGAGCCCCCCATCGGCGAGATAGGTTCTCTGGACGCCAGCGAGCCGGTTATCAGGCCCGGTAATCACCGCAACCAGGCAAGGGTGCAGCGGACCATGATTGCCGTAGCTGAGCCGCGCGAAACGGATCGTCTCGGGGATAGCAAGGTCAAGGCCGCGCGACCGGAGATAGGTTTCTGCAGGCGTCCCCAGCGCCGGGACAGCATTGCGCCAGATCGCGCGCGCGTCCTCGATGCGCTCCTCTTTGGCCTTGGACGGCGTATGGTCGATCGGTGCGAGAGCAACCGCAGGCGCGTTCCGTTCAGCGAGCATGGCGGCGGCAGTCTTGAAGTCCACCTTGTGGAGTTCGCGGAGGAAATCGACGACATCGCCGCCCTTACCGCATCCGAAGCAGTACCAGCGAGAGCCCCCGCGATAGATCGTCATGGAAGGGGAGCGATCGTTGTGGAACGGGCAGCAAGCCTTAAGCTCATCGCCAGCGCGCTCCAGCTTGATGCCAGCCGCCTTCGCTTGATCGACCACCGAATGATTGCGTCGGAGCGCATCGGTATCGAACCGACCACGCGGGGCAGGATTGAAATCAATCATCCGCGCCCTCCCTCACCCTGCCGATGGTCAGCGGACGACCGGGCGCCAACTTCACGATCAAAGCCACCCATGCGGCTTCATGTTCTGGCCGCGTCTCGATAAGCAGCACATTTCGGCGCGTTGTCGCAGCCGCTAGCGCCATCGCGTCGTACATCGGCTCCAGCGCCTCGCAGGCCACAACGGCGAAGCTTGAGGACGCACGGATGATCCGGCGCACTGATGGCATGTGGAAGGCGCCAGGGCCGAGCGCGAACACCATGTCATCACCAATGACGGTGATTGTCGGCTTTTTGCTGGCGACGGGAAGGCGGAAGGCATCGCTGCCTTGGCTGACGAACATGAAAGCCACCGCGTGATCACGCACGGCCTCAAGGATCGGGCGCAGATGCGGCTCGGCGACTTCGGCCGCGGCGCTTACATCGCCCCGCGTGATGGGAAAATGAATCATCGCCCGTCCCGCTCTCCACGCAGGAAAGCCCCGGCTTCATCCGATGCTTCGCTTTCGCGCTTCGCCATCTCGACCAGCATGCCGCCAAGACCCAGCAACATCGCCGCATCCTTCAAGGGGAAGCGCCCTCGATGATCGGCAAGGAACTGAGCCAGTTGCTGCGCGTGCATCCCCCAGAAACCGGACACATCCCAATCGGCCGGCAGCCGGGTTTCCTCAAGCATCAAGATCAGGAAGGCGCCCGCTTCCGGCGATATCATGTCAGTCATGCGGCGTCTCCGTCCGGTAAATCACACATCACGAAGACGGTGGTGCCAGCTTGGCGGGCAAGATCTTCGGCGTAGTCGTGCGCCTCGATGAACGTGGGATACCATCGGCCCTTACCTGAGGCCGCAGGGCACAGATGAGGCTCGACCTCGTAGCCCTCGCCCATGGGGAACCTGTCGACCAGGATCGCGGAGCGATCAGGGAAGGCGATCACTTGCCCGGTCATAGGCTGAGATCCCCCGCAGAAATTGCGTGGTAGATCGGCACGGCCCGGCGCTCGCCTTCGACCTTGGCGCGATCGATGGCGTCGGCCTGACTGTCCCACGTCGAAAGCGTTCGAGTCACGTCGCAGTCGGCGCAGTAGAAGATCACGGCGAAGGCTGAGCTTGTAGGCGCTACCAGCACATAGCTTGGGAGGCCGCAGCGCGGCGGGGCGCGGTTCATGGCCTCACCTCTTGGCTGGTGGAGGTGAACCGGCGACTGCGCATCCACTCATCCAGATCGTTCTCATCGTACCGAACGAAACGAGAAATCTTGAAAAAGGCGGGGCCGCGACCGGTGTTGCGCATGTTCGCAAGGGTCTGGATGCCGAGGCCGGTGTGCTCAGATGCCTCCGAGGGCGTCAGAAGCTTTCCAGCGCGGGGAGATGAGGGGGTGGCGGGGGCTGTCACTGCGCCACCCCATCGACAAGATTACGGATCGCCGAGGCCGGGATGAGGGTGCGGCGGCCCGCTTTGCGGATCGGCAACCTGCCTGAATTGATAAGCGCGTAAAGGCTGGTCCTGCCGATCGACAGAGCTGCGCAAGCATCACTAACAGAGTAGACCAGCCGTTCGGTGTTGTTCGCGGTGTGCATTGGGTAACCTCCGTGGTTCGGAGGAAACCGTGTATGTTCGCGGCTGTCCGGTCAGCCGAATGAGGCCGAAAACAGCCGCTAATAGGGTAAGCTTAGTTTCCGGCTTCCTTGATTCTGCTGAATATCGAGCGGACGACGGGCTGCAGCTGGGAGCGGGAGGGTTCGGGCTTTCCCTTTGCCGTCACGGCGGACTGGATCGCTGCAATCAATGCTTCCTGAGATTCCGGCAGGCCCTGTTCGTGAATCAAGATAGCCAGCTCTTCTGCTACGTCCGGCCACCAATTCGAAGGCTTCCTGCCGCCAGCGCGGGCGGGCTCGGTTTGCTCATTCAGTGCGGACAAGGGTGCTGGACGCAGGTCGGCTAGAACTGCTTGCTCGAAGGCCGCACGGTCTAACTTCGTGCCTGTCGCGCCTCCAATCCAATGATGTTTCCAAAAACCCTGAGCTTGGCTGCTAAAATGAAAGTCGCCCGACATCCAATCAATGCTGGACGACGCGCCGACAACGTGCATTTCCTTCCAGAACTCGCGCGGGACTATCCCCTCCTCTAGCTTGTAGGCGACTATCCATTTACGCAACCTGCCGTTTATGCGGCCCCATTCAAAGAATGAAGCAGTCGCAGGAACTAAGCCGGAATACATTTTGCCGAGAAGTATGTTTGAAACGACATCTGACAGGCCGTCGCCTTCATAGGCGGCCGCCTGAGAATAATGGCGCGCGGTCAACTCATACGCCTCTCGGGCGCTCATCCAGCGATTTTCTTCGGGTTCCATTCCGCCTCCGGTGCGGCTCCGATATTGAGCGACGGGAAGCGCGTCGGAGTGTCGCGCTTGTCGGCTGGCCTGCCTATCCCGTCGCTACCAACATGAGCCGAATTTTCGGCCCATGTCACTGTTTGCTCTTAATTGAGGTTGATTGCGTCCAGCGGCGCGCTCGCCCGGTGCCATACAGGCGGCTGGCCGGGCCAGATGCTTTCCCGCTTCACATAGTAGAGGTTTCGGATTCGGTCGCGATACACCGCCATGATGCGGTCATCGACAGTATCGCTCGGCACGATCGGCTCCGTCTGGTCGTGGGCGCACCAGTCGAGAACAGGCAGCATGTCGCCACCTTCCTCGTCGCAGCCGACATCATCAACCGTTTGGTCGGGATCGCTGATCTCGCAGCCGGGGCCATCCCCGCGCAGGGCTCCGAGCACCGTATTAACCCCGTCCTCGTCGCACTGGCCGCTCGGATCGTCATCCTCGGCCGCGTCGTCATCCTCGTCGTCCTCATGCGATATCCCGCCCCACGGGGTATGGCCCATGGGCGTCGTGCCGTGCCGAGTGAGCTTCTGCGACAGCGTATGCCATTCGGGCCATGCCGGATCGCCCTTGCCGTCGTCATCCGGCTCAAGGTCGCCGTTGCACTCCTCGTCGGGATCGCCAGCGATGAAATCGACCTGCGCGATTAGGTATTCGATCATGTCGCCAAGCTCCTCCAGTGCGCGTGCCGCCCCGAAGCGCGAGGCAAGTGCGGAGGGCTCGACGTAGCGGCTGCCTGCCTTGATCTTGAGTTCGAGCATCACGCGGCCTCCATCATGAGTTCGATGATCGGGCCGACAGCCTCCTCGCGATGTCGAAGCGCTGCCTTCTGCATTATCCGATAGGCGCGGAACTTCGGTCCCATCGGCCCGCCGTCGCTGTGATCCCATCCACTCCAGCGCGCGCGGGAAGGGTGGATCACCGATCCGTCCACATCGAACGTCTTGCCCGATCCCGCAACGAAAGCGCGCGTCACGTCGCCATTGAAGTGCATGAGGTCGACGACCGTGCCCACAGGCACCGGACGGCCACGCCCATGATGTTCTACCCATGCGCCCGCTTGAACCTTGAGATTAAGCATGGGCCGCCTCCCCGCGCATGAAGTTACGAACGCGCTCGACAGTCCGGGAGGAAGGATCGCGGCCCTGACGCAGGGTGTAGATGAACCGGGGGTCGCCCATCGCCTTCGTGCCGAAGGTGGTCACGCTCATGGGAGAGCCGGCAAGGTAATCTTCGATTTCCCGCAGGATGGGGGCCACGTAGCGCGGAGGCGCGTCGCTTGCTGCATAGAAATGCATGGTGGTTCTCACTGGTTTGGCCTTCTACAGCCGTGTTTGCCAGGCAACGGGCCTGGCGCCGGGAGGGTAGAAGCCTGCCAGTGAGACAGGTGAGACGTTTTCCCCTCGAAAGGGTCTTGTATGTGCGTCCCACTCCCGACATAAGGGGTCGGTGAGCGGTGGACGCCAATCCACGCTCAGACGAACAGCCGCCAAGCTGTTCTGGCAGATGCGGTCCGACGCCAATCGGTCCACTACCTGCTTCACTGGTCCGGCCTTCTACAGCCAGTGACATTCATGCCTTCAACGAAAACAAAGCGCAAGCCTCCTCCGCCAAGGGGAGGTCTAAGCGCGTGCGCGGCTGACGCTCTCAAGCCGAGGGAGTGAGAATTTGCGGCACGGTGTCGCAAAATCCCTCAGTCGCGGAGGGCGACGCAATTCGTCGGGCTGAGATGACGCAGTTTTGCGACATCGCCGTAAAACCTCTCCAAGACTGGAGCGATCTCCTGAGATTCGAGGGCATCGCACGCCCCCAGGTGTGGGGTGGTCCAGACTTGGGCCATCAGAAGCCCGCTCTTTTCAATCCCTCCAAACTTGGGTCGTCGTACAACCCCCAATGGGGGATGAACCCCGCTCTCCCCACCTTGTAAAGTGTGGTGGGGTAAGGTGGTGAAAGTAGGGTTGACGCCACACCCGTAACCTCACCCCACCCCACCCCTTCTATAGGGGTGGTGGTGGTGGTGGGGTGGAGCAGAGATGCGAGGGGCATGGTGGGATGAAAAGGGGAGGGTGACCAGCTAAACCGCCTCGGCAGGTTACACGTACGCGTGCGCGCGAACCTCGATCGCCGGAAGGCCCGCAATGGGTGGGTGGCAGCGCAGCGCCCTTTCTCGGCAAATCCCGAAAAAGTCGCGACCACCTGATAACTAATCAGAGGGCCTATCGCTAAGAACTGGTAGATTGCGGTAACTCTTAGCCAATTACCGGCGCGATTATTGAATCTGGTAAGTGAATAGGCTACATCTGGCGCGTCATCAGCAGCACCGGGGCCTTATGGCGACACTTCCTCTCGATCCGCCCACCAGCCTGCAAGGGAAGCTGCACAAGCCCCCGCCCCCGGGCTTCACAGAGAGCTTCATCCGGTGGGGGTGGCGAGGCGTCGAGACGATCTATGGCGGCAACACCATCCGCAACGTCCGATGGGTTGAAGAGTGCGGGGGCGACGATCTCAAGGCGCGCAGGCGGGCATATCAACAGAACCTCAGGATAGTCCGTCATGATGCCGCTTGATGCCACGATCTGCGACGTGACTGTCACCCGGCACGACACGGTGAAGTCCCTCTGTGTCGAGTTCAACGACGGCCGGATGATCTCGGTCCCGCTCGACTGGTTTCCTGCGCTGAGCCTCGCGCGCCCGCAGCGGCTGGAGCATTTCGAGATCGCCGAGGATGGCGCATCAGTGTCTTGGCCCTTCCTGTCCGAGACGGTGACTGTCGAATTCCTGCTGGCCCGATCGTCGGGGACCATGCGCAACTGGTGCGCGGGCTGACATGGGGCCGACCATCCCCGAACTGCTGGAGGGCGCGCGAGAGATCGCGGCACAGCCCCGCTCAGGCCAGCCGATAGCAGCCTTCCCCGCGAGCGTGGCGCTCAGTCTGGATGCCGCTGCCGCGCAGGCTGATCGAACCCGGCGGCCTGTCCTCATCATCGATTACGGGCGCCCCGTCACCGTCTTTCCCAAGGGGATGTGCCCATGAGGATGCATTGCACCTATTGCGGTTCCGGCCTGCATCCCACCACGCACTGCCCGAGTTCGTGGGGTGGATCGTCGGCGCGCACTCACCTGCGGTGCACGTACTGCGGTGGTCGCGATCACAACTACGAGGGGTGCACCGAGCACGCTGGCGGCGGGCGCATGAAGGGCGCGGTGAGGATCCTTGATAGAGGCAGGCGTTGACAGTGCTGAGGTACGCCCGGACCATAATCCGCATCTGCGCCATCGGCGTGATGTTCTCCTTTCCGGTGTGGGAGCTTTGGGGCCGTCGCCGCGTCCGCAGTGAGGCAGACGCCACGGCGCTGGCCGATTGGGCGCTGGCCCCGCTGGACCAATGACAACTCCGCTTGCCCCGGCGCTCCCCACGCGCACCGAAATCATAAGACGCCTTCGCGCTGACCCCGACCTTGCCGCGCTGGTGGCATCGCGGATCTACCCCGGCAAGCTCCCGAACGCGCGGGCCTTCCCCTTCGTCATGGTCCCCGCGCCCATCTCGCAGCCCCGGCAGTACGATGGCGGCTCAGGCGGTGCAGACCTGTCAGGCGTGGTCCATTGCTTCACGGCCCCGATCGCCAGCCTGCCAGACCCCGAAAAAGGGGCCGCAGACATCAACGCCCATGTCGTCCGCATCCTTGGCGAGACCGACACGCTGATAGCGGGCGGCGCGTCCCTGTCGATCACGGCGGGCCGGGCCATGGTCATGCGCGATCCCGATGAGGCGGACGGCTGGCATGGCGTGGTGACCTATGGGGCGTCGGCGAGCTGACGTGTAGACATATGTCTACGACTGATGCCGTTGCTTTCGAGGGCTTCGGAGTAAGGGGAAGGAGTGCGCTCGATCTGCTTTGTCTCGTCTTGCGACAAAGCAGACTTAGCCTCTCCTCCTGCTTTCGCCCTCTCGGTGGGTGTGGCCCTCGCCAGATCCTTGAGCAATTCACCGACCCGACGCTTAGTTTGCGCCACCGTGTCCCAAACCTCAGTCGTAGCGATATCGCTACACGTCAGCCGAGCGCATAGGTGCTCAGCTGTCATGATATCGTGACGGTTGAACCGACGCCGCCGCAGGCCACGGCTTCGTCCCCCAAACGGACGAACGGTCTATGTTCAACATATTCCCTCGGCCTGCGGCTGACGGTTCAAAGGGTGCGTGCTCAGTACACACCCTTGAGAGCGCGGACGAATTTCGTCAGCGCCAACCGTAGACGTATGTGAACAGTTGAACCGTGGGCGTATGCCCTCAGTTGATACGTCCCGGCATCGGGCATAACAAACCGGTGTAAAATTGCGCCCGTGAGGGATGCCCCAAATTTGGGGCATCGCAGCCAACCGTTTCCATATGAAAACAATTGCCCGTCTGGACACCCTTACCGCCCGATCCGGCGAAAGCGAACCGTCCGTAGTCGCCGCCTCCCGCTCCCCTACCGTGAAGCCATCGCTCGGCTCGCTAACCCCACCGACCGGCGACTGGTTCACCCTCAACCGAGATGGGGCAAGAGGAATTGGCATGGTAATGCTCATGGACCGCGCGCCACTTGAGCGCGTCCGCAAGCTGGCAGATGGCAGGATCGCCGCCGTCGCCCGCTTCGCCCGATCAGGCGTCTACCAATACACAGGCTCCGAAGTCGGCAGGCCCGACCTGTCGAGCGTCAACGTCTACCGGCCCGAGAGCGAAGTATTCGACCAGGCCGCCATGGCGTCGTTCGCACACAAGGCCATCACCGTAGGCCATCCCGCGCAGGCAGTGACCGCCGACAACTGGAGCGCGCATTCGGCAGGCTGGACCGAAGGCAAGATCGCCCGCGACGGAGAGTTCGTCGAAATCCCCCTCATGCTCGCCGATGCATCGGCCGTGCGCGCTTACGAGAGCGGCGAGGCCCGCGAACTGAGCGCTGGATACACCAGCGAACTGGTCTGGGGTGACGGCGTGGCGCCGGATGGTACCCGCTATCAGGCCACCATGCGCCAGATCCGGGGAAACCATATCGCACTGGTCGCCCAGGGCCGCGCGGGCAGTTCATGCCGCATCGGCGACAGCATGCACAATCAGGGAAATCCGAACATGTTCACCGACGCCGAACGCCAGCTCTTCGACAGCGAGGAGGGCCGTTGCATCATCGCGCAGGCCAAGCATTCGCATCACTTGCGCACCGCATACCTTGGCGACCGGGCTCCTGCGTTCACAGACGCGCAGGCAATGGCCGTAGTGAAAACCGCCGCCGCGCAGCGCGCCGGCACTCAGCAGTACATCGACCAGGTGCGTGCTTCGTTGCCGGAGCTGGAACGGAGGGCCGAAGAGGCGCGGATGAGGAACGACCCGAACGCTTGGCGCTACCGCTAACCCCAAGATCATCGCGCGCCCACGCAACTTAACCGGGGCGCAGCAGACAGGAGCCCTACATGGCACAGTCCCTTGAAAGCCGCATCAACGCCGCCCTTCGTTCCGCCGCCCGCCTCAAGGATGTTGAGGGCGTCATTGCCGACGTGGAAGCCGAAATCGGCGCCACTCAGGTCAAGTTCGACCGTGAAACTGCGCGCTCGATCGATCCGGCGCTTACCACTCCGCAGGCCCGCGAAGCACGCAACACTGCCGCCGATCTGGAGCACGATATCCGCAGGCTCAATGCCTCGCTCGGGCTTCTCCGCGAAAGGCGCGATAAGATCGTTGCGGATGCCGAAGAGGCAAGGCGGCAGGCGCATTTCGACGCAGTGAAGGCGGAAAGAGACGACCTCGCCCGCCACATCCGCGCGCGCTACCCGGAACTCGCACTGGAGTTGCTGGAGATGGCGCAGCGGATCGCAAAGAGCGATGCCGACTGCGATAAGGTCCGCCTCAAAAGCGCCGAATTGGTCGCTCGCGAATGCGGCTGGCAATGGGATGCAAGCAAGGGCGGCGGTCATGTTACTCGGATCGCCAATATCCATCTTCCGCTCCTCACCCGCGAAGGCGGCTATCTCCCTGTCGAGCGAAACGCGATGGATGGGTCAACCACCTATTGGGAGAAGAAGGTCGAGAGCGATCAAGAGTACGCCAAGCGCCCGATCCCGGATCTCGATCCCGCGCCCGCGAAGGCCGCCTGACGTGTTTGCATCCGTAATAGCCGGGGTCCGCTCACCCCGGTTCCCGCGCTCCACCGCTTGGGTTTTGATCTTCCCCGGCCGGTGGGGCGCGGCCCCCTCTCATAGAGCAGCAGCATGGACACGACTTTTCGCGAAGATGTCATCGAAGAGCTTCTTGAAAAGCTCGCCGAGGGTCAGGGACTTGCGACCATCTGCCGTGATCCGCGAATGCCTAGCAGGCAGTGCGTCTACAAGTGGATGCGCACCGATGAATCCCTTGCGGAGCGCATCGCTGACGCTCGCGAGGCTGGCTATCAGTACCTTGGCGAAAAGACCCTGCGCGACGTCGAGGAGTGCGCCGATCCTATCAAGGCGCGCCTCATTTTCGAAGCGCGCCGATGGTATCTCGGCAAGCTCAGCCAGGCCTTCGCAGAAAAGCCCGTCGCTATCGGAGCATTCGTGAATGTCGATGCTGGAGACGCCTTCGCCGCTGTCGCCGGAGCGCTTGACCGCGCTGCCGAAGGAATTGCAAGCCGCGGTACAAGCACACAGCGTGTGGTTGCAGAGAGCGAGGCCGGACCAGGTGACGCCCCCGGGCGACTGGCCCATCTGGATGGCCCTGGCGGGGCGGGGCTGGGGGAAAACCCGAACGGGGGCTGAGGACGTCGCGTGGTTCGGATGCAAGACCGCCGGTGCGCGCATCGCGATCATCGCTCCAACCTTTCAGGACGCCCGCGATACCTGCGTAGAGGGCGAGAGCGGCTTGCTCGCCGTGCTGCCCAAGGTGTGTATCGACACATGGAATCGCAGCATGGGCGAGTTGGTGCTATGGAACGGCACCCGCTACAAGCTGTTCAGCGCGACCGAGCCGGAGCGCCTTCGTGGCCCGCAGCATCACCGCGCGTGGGGTGACGAGGTGGCGGCTTGGCCGGACCCGTCCGCATGGGATCAGATGCTGTTCGGCCTGCGCCTCGGCACTCATCCACAGGTCATCGCGACGACCACACCTAAGCCGACGCCCCTCATCAAGCGCATCGTGCGCACTTCCGGCGCCATGGTCACGCGCGGCAGCACCTTCGACAATTCCGACAACCTGCCCGCCGGTACGCTGGCCCATCTGCGCGACAAGTACGAGGGGACGCGGATGGGGCGGCAGGAACTGTTCGCCGAACTGCTGGAGGATGTGCAGGGCGCGCTGTGGACTACCGGGGCGCTGGAGGAGTGCCGCCTGCGCGGTGCTCCTGACATGCAGCGTGTCGTTGTGGCCGTCGATCCTTCCGGCACCAAGGGGACGACCGGCGTTGGCAAGAACAAGAAGGCGGGCGATGACATCGGCATAGTCGTGGCCGGGAAGGGAACCGATGGGCGGTTCTACGTCCTGGAGGACGCCAGCTGCAATCTTAGCCCGGAGGGCTGGGCTCAACGCGTCAAGGAGGCTTACGACCGATGGGCCGCCGATCGCGTCATTGCGGAAAGCAACTTCGGCGGCGCCATGGTCGAGGCGGTTCTGCGAACCGCTGACAAGCATATCCCTGTCAAAATGGTCACGGCGTCGCGTGGCAAGATCGTCCGCGCCGAACCGATCGCCGCCCTCTACGAACAGGGCAAGGTTTCCCATTGCGGCATCCTCGACGCGCTTGAGGATCAGATGTGCGCGATGACGGGCGCTGGATATGCGGGCGAAGGCTCCCCCGACCGGGCCGACGCGATGGTGTGGGCCCTGACGGAGCTTTCCACCGGCGAAGCTTCCATATGGGATAACCTATGATGGTCGCCCAGGCCGCGCATATGTCCGTAGCCTCATGCCCCGGCCGGGCCGAAAATCCACGCGCACCATCAAAGTGCAGATGGCGGGGGCGTGAGGGACGTTCCCGCCGTCATCCCTCACTGAACGGCCGACCATCCCTCAATGTGTCCGGCCACAGGAATTCCCTATGGAACACCCCAACGCATTCATGAACGCGCTGCTCAAGCAGCACGACCAGTTGTTCGCCGACAAGCGCAAGCGCACGACCCGCATCACGCTGGCTTGCTTCGACGGCGCCTATGAATTCCAGCTCCTCTATGCGGGGATGCTCGAGATCGAGGCGAAGGCAGGCGCAGGCATCGGCGCGGTGTATGGCGAGGTCATTCGCGGCATCTACCACACCGGCGAGGACGCAATCGCGCTGCCCACGGAAGGCGCTTATCGCCCTGTCGTCCTGCTTGAGGTGATCCGCCAGGGCCTCATCGGCGGCAACAAGAGTGTCGTGAACGGCATCGACGGCGAAGTGTCGGCCCTCCGCGCCAACGCCCTCCTTGAGCGGTATCTGTCGCCGCTGGAGGGGGGCACGCTGAAAGAGGTGTGGAACATGGCCGCCGCGATCCTGCATGCCGCGTTCGAAGGCATCGTGATCGAGGACGAAAAGCCCGCCCCAGCCCCGAAGAATACCAGCAGCGCCAAGCGCCCCGAGCCGGACGCGGTGTGATGCAGACCGCCCGGCAGTTCGACCCTCGGGAGGTGCGCAGGATCGCAGCCAGCTATCCGCCCGAGGCTGCCGGGACGCCAGTGTGGGAGCGGGAGCAGTATCTGACCCCGCTCCAGCAGCATGCATGGCTGGTCCGTTTCCGCCCGGAGGAGGTGCGTCACAATGGCTAAGCTCCCGGGCGGCGATAAGGCGCTTCGCCGCCTCAAGTCCCTCAATAGCCGATCCGCCGTGAAGCGCGTCGGGGCGGCGGTCTATGCTGCCGCCGACATCATCCGTGTCGAGGCTGCGCTTTCCATCAGCGAGGGCGCTGTGAGTGGCAAGGGGCATGTCGCCAGCTCGCCCGGCCAGCCGCCCAACTATAACAGCGGCGCGCTCGCAGACGGGATCATCGTGCGCGAGGTTGGGGAACTGGAGTGCGACGTGGTGGCCACCGCGGATCACTCGCTCCCGTTGGAATTCGGGACGAGCAAAATGGCGGAGCGCCCGTTCATGAGACCCGCAGCAGCAAAGGGGCGGCCCGTTGCAGAACGGCTGGTCGCCCGCGCTCTCAAAGATGAGTTCAGGAGCAAGTAATGGTCGAGACTGCAGCGGAAGTCCGCGTCAAGCTGGTCGCCGAACTGAACGACTACAACCGGCGCATCAACGAATCCACGCGGCTCACGGATCAGGCTTTCGGCAAGATCGCCGATGCGCAGGCCCGCACCGAGGCGCAGATCAAGCAGTCAGCAGCCTCAATCTCCGGCACCTTCAAGGGGATGGCCGGCGCGCTCGCAACGTACTTTTCCGGGCGCGAACTTGTCGGCATCATCGATCGGTTCACGCAGTTCCAGAACAAACTCCGGGTGGCGGGCGTTGCCGCCTCGGATCTCGGCATCGTGCAGGACCGGCTTTTCGCGTCAGCGCAGAAGTATGGCGTCGAGCTCGGGGCCCTTGGCGGCCTCTACAGTTCCCTGTCGAATGCCTCCAAGGAGCTTGGCGCCAGTCAGCAGCAAATCTTCGAACTGTCGGACACGGTGGCCGCATCGCTCAAGGTGTCGGGTCTTTCGGCTGGGGAAGCGGCTGGCGCGCTCCAGCAGCTCGGGCAGGCGCTGCGTGGCGGCACGATCCAGGCCGAAGAATACAACTCCCTCCTTGATGGCCTTTACCCGCTCCTTGAAGCCGCAGCAGCCGGTTCGGATCGCTTCGGCGGATCGATCGGAACGCTGACGAAGCTGGTCAAGGACGGTAAGGTTTCCTCCAAGGAATTCTTCGACGCCATCCTTGCGGGCTCGGAGCTGATCGAGAACCGGGCGCAGGCATCGGTACTCACCCTGTCCGGTGCCTACACCCAGCTCACCAACGCGCTCACGGTCTACGTAGGCGAGGCGGCGCAGACCAGCGGCGCACAGGCGGCGCTCGCGGAGGGTATCAGCAAGCTGGCTGACAACCTCGATGTCCTGATTCCTGCGCTGGCCTTGCTCGGTGCCAGCCTCGGCGTGAAGTACGTCGCGAGCGCCGGGGCTGCCGCTCTCGCCACCATCCGCACCGACGCGGCGCTACTCGGCCTGTCCACGCGCGCCGAGGTGGCTAGTTTCGCCATGGGTCGATTGGTCCGGTCGCTGTCGATCAATGCGGCGGTACTCGCCCTCACGGCTGCGATCGGCGCCATGGGCGCGGAGGTGCTGACCACCGATGGCCTTATCCGCCAGGCCAATGTTCAATACGATGAGATGCGCAAGCGGCTGGAGACGGCGGCGCAGGTTGCATCTGCGGCAGGCGATGGGGCGAAGGGCGTGGGCGACGGTGCCGCCGGTGCCGAGCCGAAGGTGCGCAGCTTTGCCGGGGCCGTGGGCGCCCTCGCGGATCAGCTATACCGGCAGGCCGACGCCGCGAAGAAGGCGCGCGTCGAGGGCCTAGAGCTTAAGCTGTCCGAATCGCAGACGGCTGAATCCGAGCTCGCAAAGCGCACACCGGCGGGGCGCAACAACAGTCAGAACGAGTTCCGCCGTGGCGACTTCCTCAACAATGCGGGCGTCATCCTCCGGGGCATTGTGGGCGGTGGGAAAAGCATCCTGTCAGGCGGGCGAACGGATAAGGAGGCGATCGACGCATACCGCAAGCAAACCGCCGTCAGTCTCGACCTTGCCGATCAGCTTCGGAAGGCGAGGGCCGCCCCGCTCACTGATTTCGTAGGAACGCCCGCCTCTGTCGCGGCGGCTGCGGGCGCAGGTAGTGGAAAGGGCGGCAAGAAGGGCGCGGGAGCAACTGGCCCCTCCGCAAGCCAGCGCCGGGAGGAGCAGCAGCGGATCGAGCAAGAGATCGCGAATGCTCAGATTGGTTACCTGCAGGAGCTTGCCCAGACCACACAGAACGCGGCCGACCGCGCGCTGCTTGATCAGCAGGTCATCGAGGCGACGCGCGCCGCGAATGAGCAGGATATCAAGGCCAACGCGAACCTGAACGACGCCCAGCGCGACAAGCTTCTGGTGATCAACGATCAGGTCGCGCAACTGCGGGCCGAGCAGGCCCAGGCGCAAGAGATGGAACGGCTGCGCCAGGAGCAACTGCAGATCACCACGCAGGCTTTGCGTGACGAAGACAGTCTGCTGCAGGCGCAATCCAACATCGCCGATACCGCGAAGGAACGGCGCTCCATCGAACTGCGCAGGCTCGATCTTGCATATCGCATGGAAGAGGCCGCCGTCGCTGAGGAACTGGCACAGGCCGAGATCGCGAACGACACGAAGCGCATTGCGGCCGCTCGCAAGCGCATGGCGGACATTCAAGAGCGCCGCGGCGTCGAAGAGCAGGGCGTCCTAAGATCGACCGAGAGTCCAGGCCAGCGCTACCTCCGCGAGATCAACAAGACCGGCGGGCAGATCGATGAGGATCTGGAGGCGATCTCGGCGCGCGGGCTGGAAAGCCTGAATGACGGCCTCACCGATGCCATCACCGGCGCCAAGTCGCTGGGGGAGGCGTTCGGCAATGTCGCCGATCAAATCATCTCCGACTTGCTGCGCATCGCCATCCAGCAGGCTATCATCAAGCCGCTCGCAAACTCTCTCTTCGGGGGCGGGTCTGGCGGCGGCCTGTTCGGCGATATCGGCGGCGCGATTGCCGCTCCCCTCGACAATTCCATTCAACCGGAGGCTTGCGCCATCGTCGGCGGCTTCCAGCGCTGGAGCACTGCGCAATGAGTTCGTACATCATCCTGCAAAAGCGAGACGCTGTTCACTTCATCACCGATGGCGCCGGTTATGACGATGACGGAGTAATCCGATCCATCGACGGCAAGTCTTTCATTTTGCGAAATGCCGGATCGGCAATCATTTCCAGAGGAGCGCTATACGGCGGCTCGCAGGCAGCGGCCTTTCTCAGCGCTTGCGTTTCTTTCGACCATTTGGTGGACACCCTACCCTCTGTGATGCGGCTGCTTCTGAAAGTCCGAGACAGCACCACGGCAGGGGAAAGCCATCCTCTGGATCGTCACTTTCTGATTGCCGCCGGTGGCTGGTCCGATCGGCTTCAAGCAATGGTCGCCGTGATCGCGACGACCTTTGAGGCCTGCGACCCGAGCGACCCAGAGGGGCTTTCGTGCTGGCCTGGCTATGAGCAATTCATGCCATTCCTCGCCCCGACCGGGTTTCTCAATCCGCCGGTAAATCTGCGCGAGGCCATCGGCCGCGACGTCCAAGATGCAGAGGCCCTAGAGGGCATTGATGCGGTTGGCGAGGGGCGCCTTCTTATCGAGGCCCAGCGTCGCATACCGATGGCATACCGCGGCAAGCCCCGGTATCTGGTCGGCGGCTTTGGCGAACTTGTCACCGTCACGCGGGATTCGATCGAGCGCGTCAGGCTATGCGACTGGCCGGATGAGATCGGTGCCTATATCCAGCCGGACGGCGCGCCGTCATTGGAGGATCTGACGGCCAGCCTGCAATCGGCCGCACCGCTTTTCGTTTACCAGGATGAGGTCAGCTGCGCCGCTTGATGGCGTCCTGAATGCCAGCCCCGGCCGCGAAGACTGCGCCAGCCACGAACATGAAGCCACCGGCGGTGAGTGCTATCAATGCGCTTGCCGCCGTTTCCGTCCCGAGCGAGCCGACGCCGACGAGCCCACCAGCAATCAAAAGTCCAACACCGGCAAATCGCAT